CGAACCTGACAACGCGCAAATGGATGGAGTCTCGTTTTCTCAGAGTATTGAAGAAATCACCTTGGACAAAAGAGTTCATTCCTACTGGAATCCGGCGGCACGATATGAAAAAAGATCAAGTCATGTTCAAGCACATGAGCCTTTTTACCGGTGGCGCAAACGAAACCAACACGCAGGAAGCGTCGATGCGGTATTGTTTCGGGGACGAAAACTGGCGATGGGAGGAAGGAATGATTGGAGAGTTTTTGCGTCGGCATCATAACCGATTGAACCGGAAAATGCTGTTGCAATCGCAAGGTGGCAATGAAGGAACCGAGTGGCATGAGTTCTGCAGGAATGGTAAATGGCATGACGGCCATCATCTTTGCCCTGAGTGCCACGAATACCAGCCCGTGACGATGAACATGATGAGCTACGAAAAAACCACGGACTTGAACGGGGAACTCGATTGGGTGGCAATCAACGAATCCGTTCGGCTCGTTTGTCCTAACTGCAAAACCGAGTTTGAGGACACCGATAGCAATCGCCGCAAATGGTCAATCTGCAAACCAGTATGGAACGGGAACAAGCATTTTAAGGATCGAGTGACGTATTCTTGGACGTTCTTATCGGTATGGACAAAGACATGGAGTGAGATCGTCAAGCTATGGATCATGGCAAACAACGAAATCAAACACGGAAACCTTGAACCGTTGCGGCAGTTTATCAACAAAGAACTAGGTCAGTTTTGGGAAGCTCCAAACGATGCGCCTACGCTGAACACAGACGGCGAGGTTTATTTTAAGAATCAATACCACGCTGGGGAGAAATGGGACGGCGAACACTGGCGCGACATGCAGATCGACAATCAAAAAGTCGGGTTTTGGGTAAGGATTAGGGCGTGGAAAGTAGGTGAAGGGGTATCATCGCGGCTACTTTGGGAAGGATTTGTCGATACATGGCAGACGCTTTTTGACTTGCAAGAACGGTTTTCTCTAGGGAATCGGGACGTTTTTATTGACGGACGGTATGGGCCGGATGAGATTGTGCGCCAGGTTTATCAGCATTGCGGGAAAGATATTGGCAATCACTGGAACATCCTAATTGGCCACGACAACGACAAAGGCTATCAATTCGATGTCGGAACAAAGAACAGACCGCGCAAAGTGTGGCGCATTTACTCGCGGTATCAATACAGCCAAACAAGCGACGGATTGCAATATCGGACAATCGGATTCAGCAACTTACGCGCCAAGGATGCGCTTGCCGCTGTTATGAATGGCGGCGCGTTTGGAATCCCACAGGACGTTTCCAAGAACTATCAAGAACAAATGACCAGCGAGGCAAAGAAAGAAATTAGCCCAGGCAGATGGCGGTGGGAGAAAATCAAAGCGCACAAACACAACCATTTATGGGACTGCGAAGTCATGGGCATTGTCGGCGCGTCCGTTAAAGGGATTCTCAAGCTGGAAATGGCCGACTAACTGTTAGAAATTGACAATCTAACGAAACGGGTCTAACATATTCGGCATGTCCGTTTATGCACAGGCCCGTAGAACGTATAATTTGCTGGCCAGCAATGAAAAAGCTTTAGCGCAAATTCGCGCAGAGGCTACGTCGCTTGCACTTGCCATTGCAACCGATCCCAACGCCGGGATGAAAATCATCCAAGGCAACAGCAACGGAAACAGCTTTGTTGCAGACGGTGGAGGCATGACGCAAAACCAGCGGCTTGCCTTGCTTAGTTTGATTGTAAAATTTGACGACAACCGCGGCGCATTGCGTTCAACAAACACAACCGTTTTTTAAATTATGGCAATACTAAACGAGTTCGGGCAACCATTCACGCCACAGCGGTATATGCACGCTGCGGAATACAACCGCACGCGGGGAGTCGTTTATCCGATTAAAACGGACGATTTCGACAAGCTTGTCAGTCCATTGGACAACAAACGTCTGCGGAGCTTGTCGTCTCGTTTGTATAGCAACGTCGGGGTAATCAAGGGAGCAGTTGACCAGAAAGCGGATTACAGCGTCGGAGATGCGTTCTTGCCTGCTTACGTCGGAGAATCTGACTTTGCAGACGGCAAGTCGATTGCAACATTTATGCGCAAAGCGTGGTTCCCTAACTGCACCGAGCGCGGCGGCGTGTTTGATTGGCACAAACTGCTAGAGCTTTCCAGCATTGCGCTAGACCGCGACGGTGACATTTTTTGGGTTAAAGTGAAATCCGCTGACGGATTTCCGAAATTGCAAATTGTCCCGGCTCACCGCGTCGGCAACTGCGGAGACTACAAGACAGTCAGCGAAGGGAAATACAAGGGCTTTAAGATCAATGACGGTGTGATCCAGTTCTACAACGGAAAACCAGCGGCATATCGGATACTGACTGGCGAAAACATGGATACATTTTACGACGTTGACGCTGCCAACGTCATCCACATTTACGACCCTGATTTTTGCGACCAGTCCCGTGGAGTTCCTGCATTTTCCCACGCATTGCTAGACATCACGGCCACGCTTGCCAGCACCGAAGACGAACGCATCCGGCAACAAATCGTATCACGCCTGCACCTAACTGTTTTTAACGACACCGGAGGGCCAGACTTGGATGATCCGTCTGTCATGTATGGCAATCAAAACGGCGCACAAAATGGAAACGGCGTTGACGGTGGATTTGTGCTGAACAATCCAGCACCCGGCATCGTTTACATGCAATCCGGCAGCGGGGACAAGATCGAGCAATTGAAACACGACACGCCGGGGGAGATTTGGGAATCATTTCAAGATCGAATGATTCGCATGAGCTTGATTCCAGTGTGGAGTTATCAAATTTGGAAAGGATCGGGGCAAGGAACCGATGCACGGGCTGAAATTGTTAAGTGCCGTAGGTTTATTTCACAGCGTCAAAGACTACTGAAACGTGCCGCTAAAAACGCATTTTCATGGGCTTATTCTTGCTTTTACGAAGTTGGCCGCGTTCCATTGTTAGATCATCCTTTTTCATGGGAGTTTTCCACGCCTGCTCGCCTGTCAGTTGACGATGGACGAGAAAGCGGAATGGAAGTTGAGGAATGGCGCGTCGGACTGCGCAACACGGCAGACATTACCGAAGCACGTTACGGCATGACCGAAGAGGAGTTTTACACCCGTCGCGCTCACAGCGTAGCAATGCGGAAAGTGATTGCCGCGCAAGTAGCAGAGGAAGTATCAAAAGATTCCGGCTACAAAATTGAAATCGAAGATCGAGAAATGGCAATGCTTACGCCAAACGAAGTAAAGGAAAGCAAACAAGAGGAAACTCAAACCAATAATACCAATGAAATTCCTAACGATTGAAAACAAGGCGGCATCGCTTACGCTGGACGATCAAATTGACGAATACTCGCGCCGGCAATTGATGAGCGAAATTGATTACGCTTTCAACATTGTTGACGCGGAAGGTCGATTTACAAATAACGCAGAGACGGCAGTTGATACGTTAAACATTGACATTCATTCTCCAGGCGGCAGCGTGTTCGATGGATATTTGATACATTCCAAGATCATGCAACTACGCGCAAAAGGCGTATATGTCACCGCAACTGTTAGCCTTGCCGCGTCAATGGCAAGCGTGATTTGCATGGCTTGTAATGAAGTAATCATGCTGCCAACCGGACGCATGATGATCCATGACGTTTCAATGGGACTGCACGGTAACGCAAAGGAACTATCAAAAGCAGCCGCAATGTGCGAAGAACTAAGCACGGAAATCGCCGGAATATACGCATCGCGGACGGGTAAAACTACCGACGAAATGCGTTCGATGATGATGGAAGAAACATGGATGAACGCTGATAAATGCGTTTCGTTAGGGTTTGCAAACCGGATTCTTGACAATCTAACAAATTCTGTTAGAGTTTCGTCCATGAGCTTGCTCGACCGCCTAACTAATCCATCCGCGCAAGAGTCGATTGATAAAATCGCCGCACTTGAAAATGTAATCGCAAATCACGAAAGTGAGCTTGGCACGTATCAGGCTGAATTGCTTGAAGCGCGGAACGCAATCACCGAATTGGCAACCGTCAAACAGGATTTGACAACTGCTCAAAACTTGCTTGCCACTTCACTCGACGCTGTGAAATTTGCAAATAGCGAAATTGAAACGCTCAAAGCCAAGGTGACAGAATTGGAAACATCCGTTCCAGCGCAGGCCGTGGCACTTGCCGCAACCGCTGGCATCACCGCACCGCTCGACATCGAAAACGGTTCACAACCGATCGACCACCTTGAACACATGAAAAACCTTTCTCCTGCTGAACGCACCGCGTATTTCAACAAG